AAATTCCGGTCGTGGATTGGTGGATGTCGTATCCACTTTGATCTCGACAACGACCGTTGGATCGGCCAACAAGAAATTAAAAGGGCTGAGCCGTGAAGAAAGACGGCGGCCCGCACACGAATTAAATAGAGCTCATAAGGTCAAGGCATACGAATCTGGGTTACCAGCTCAGATGGCCTGTACACTTACAAACGATGGGTTCGTTCGTGATGAGTTTGTTGCTCCTTTGAAAGCGTTTCTATCCCTGCTTTTGACGCTGGAAGACGAGTTTGGAGACATGCGCGACTTCCGTTCTGTCGCGTTTGTAGATTCCCTGCTGTCCGGGTTCACTACTTTGTGTTCTTGGGTAGGGGAGGGGCTAAGGCGGTACACGCAAGATGTGAAGTGGAAATACGAGTTCGGTTGGCGATTTAATAGCGCGAAGCTATTTGAGTCGTATCTGAAATTCGCATTATTGTTTCCATACTATCGATTGGTGAGCCGTGGGTTGAAAGAACAAAACCCGAGCCCCCCTCTGCCCGAGGGGATGAAGAAGGAGGATGTTTGGCTGTTCCGTGGACCTATACGGAGGCTGATCAAGTCCAGAACAATGGACGCCGGCAGGATGAGCCACTGGCGCTTCTGTTGGTCCCTTCTCCAGGGGACAAAGCGTGGCTGTCACGTTGTGCCGCCGGACTTTGTCAGTCGATCGCTCTATGACTCGAGTGTCGATATGACAAGACCAGCTCCGGTGCTGGCACAGGAGGTGAAGGATGCGTTCCGCGAGAAGTTCGCAGAGGTTTTTGAGCGGTTCCCGGTGCACTTCAAAAAATGTGTGCGCCAACCAATGGAACCCTCTTCTTCTGCCTGCTATGAGATGGGACGCAACTTTGACCCAAAGGACGGTAGTGCCCCAATCAACTTGGGCGCCACAGAGTGGCTGAGGCAAGTCGCAATCTTGGATCTCTGTTGTGAGAACACCTTTCCAATGCAGACTCGATACGATATCGAGTCGGGCTGTCTGACATCTATGGATGGTCGTCCCTTTTTGGACTGCCTGTTAGAGGTCTGGCCTGAAGCAAATTCCCGTCGGACTGGGACCCGTCTGGTTCCAATCTGGGCGGACGTTCCCCGCGTCACTTTTAGTGACGTCGAGCGGTGGGCGTCCCGAGATTACCGTCTGTGTTATGAAATGGACGGCGTCTTTCAGGAGGGGAGGAGGCATCTTCGACCCGGTCTCGCTCAAGACTTTGGCGAGGCTAGGATTTTGAGAACCCTGACTAAGCGGCATGAGCGCATCAGAGGGACCCTACGTGAGAGTCTCGACGATTTTGAGCGCCACCTCGTCTTTCAGGAGTTGGAGGCGGAGGAGGAAAGAGTTAGAAAGAATGGTCCCATACAAGAAGAGCCCCTCATACCATTGGGTTCCGCTGGGATAAGAGTTGAGGATGGGAAGGCCACTCGGCCACTGAATTGCCGTGTTTCGGCCGTTCTCGAACCGTTGAAGGTGAGAATGGTCAGTTGCGGTGAGGCAGTACCCTACTTCCTCTGCCAGCCTGTGCAAAAGGCTATGCACAGTTGTATTAAGGAGACCCGTTGGGGGTGTCTGACAGGACGGCCCCTGACGGAAGGTGACATCGCCACTCTTGGTTGGTGTTCGGATCACTTCTGGGAAAAGGAACCCGGGAAGGAAACTGACCGATCAGAGTTGTGTTGGGTCAGCGGTGACTACAAGGCTGCGACGGATTGTTTGGATCCAGTTCTTACTGAACTGTGTATCGACACCGTCCTTCAGCGTGTGGTCAAGCGCTGCAAAGACCCTGACACGATCGCACGCATCAAAGCGTGTATCCTTCCGCAGAGGCTTTGCTTGCCTCTGTCGGTCGAATTCTTGGAGGGCCTGCCCGATGAGGCAATTTCCCACTTTGATGGGGGGCTCGACGAGACTAAGAGGAAGATCAGGGAGTTCCGAGCGTCGATGGATGAGTGGACGGAGAGAAGAAAGAGAAGAATGGAGGAGAAGAAGAAGGGACGGGAGGTCCCGATTGAGGAACACGAAGGCCCCAGGCCACGGGGGGCGACAGTCGCATATACACAAAAGATCGGTCAGTTGATGGGTTCACCCCTCTCCTTTCCGATTTTATGTGCGATTAATGTCTCCTGTTACTGGCTTGCGCTGGAGGAGTTCCTCGGTCGGACCGTTGAACGCCACGAGCTGAACTTGCTCGTCAACGGAGATGACATCCTCTTCCGTGCGCCGAAGGAGTTCTACCCCTTTTGGCAGAAATGGATCAAGATAGGTGGTTTCACGCTCTCTCCGGGGAAGAACTACGTTCATAGAAATATGTTAACGGTCAACTCCGAAGCGTACATATACCACCCTGAGGCCTATTCTGTTCGAGAGGGGCAGCGACATGTCTTGCGTACGTCGACCCTGACGAAGCTCCCATGTTTGAATGTTGGGTTGCTTCTCGGGACTGGAAAGGTGATGTCCCGCGCCGAAGGCAATATCGGCGCGGAAGGCCCTCTACCGGCTCATGAAGCCTGGAACGCAGTTGTCAGCCAAGCGCACAATCAGTGTCGGACTGCTGCGAGATTCCTTCAATTCCGTGGAACTGAGCTGGCCAAGCTCACCGATAACGGAAAGTACTCCCTTTTCGCCTCCAAAACCAACGGAGGGCTCGGTTGTTACTTGCCGAGCGGGTTCACGACGAAGTTCACAAAGTTCCAAAGGAGATTTGCGACGTTTCTGCAAAAGAAGCAGGACGAACTGCATTCTGGATATTGGAGTGAACGGTCTTCGGTTCCCCGATCCATTCTCGGGATTGTCATCGAGAAGGAGAGCAAGATTGTACCCACACGTAAGCCAATTTGGTCAAGGCTCGTAGTGGATGGTGAGTTCCAGGACTGCAAGAAGTTCAAACCACAGGAACACACATTACCCCCCCTTAGTTCAGGATACCAACTCCAACAGAATAGGAGATGGTGGACCGAGGACCCGCAGGAGATCGTCCGATTTCCTCCAAAGAAGCTGCTCGACGAGTTTGGTTCCCTGTTGAAGGAGAACAAGCTCAAGAAGATGTGCACTGAGGAGATCGTGAAGGATCGAGGATTGCGCTGGGTTCAAGGAGACTGGATAGAGGAAGAGGAGGGAAAACCAACGGTTGTGGATAGTCGGCGGCTCATTGGACGAGAGCCGCTCGAGAGATCGTCGGAATACCTTTTGTTAGTCGGTGAGTCTGGACCAGACTATTTCGTTCGTAGACGGGCACGAGGGAAACTGAGTGTCGCCGAGGACGTTAGAAACCGAGAAGAACGAGAGAGCTGTATGGCCGGAGTGGTGCGGAAAAGCACGCGTGAACTAGGAGCCCGCGGGAAACCTCGGGTGCGGATCAGTCACGGGCAGGGCTTTGGACTGCCCCAGTTGGAGGGAGATCCCCACGACTGGTGGAATACGTGTGGTTTTGACTACACTCCGTTGACACCGCCGGAAAGACAGACTGTTGTTCTCCAGCAGGAGGTAGATTACCGATGTGGGGCTGGGTTGTACTTCAACTTCGCTGATGATTACTTTGGCTGTGTCGAGGAGGACGGATACTTGTCCTCCCAACAAGAATAAGCACTTCCAAGAGGAGGCGGGGGCGTATGCCATAAAAAGAAATAATTGAAGTACTTGACCTCAACCATTCCAATTTTCCCTGGGTTGCCTAGAGCGGATCGTGTTACTTGATCCGTCACAAAGGGTAGCCAATGTAAAGCAGGGTAGTGGTGTGGGTAGGGTTGCTTAGTCCCATAGGAGCCAGTTAGGTAAAATCTGGTTCGGGCCGGTTGGTCAGCCGGTGGTCCAGTGGTTGGACCTTCACGTGCG